GTGGAGGCGAAGCTCGCCAACGCCCTCACGCGCACCGACGTGACGGGCTTCGGGGACGACGCGGACGCCGCGCAGGGTCTCCTCGCCGCGCACCTCCTGGGCATCGCCCCCGGCGGGCAGACGGCCCGCCAGGAGGGCAACGACAAGGCCCGCACGTCCTACCTCGAAGAACGCCAGCGCCTCGCACGCGCCCGCTTCGGTGGGCCGAGGCTCGCGCGGCCATGAGTGCCACGACCGTCACCGACACCGACCGCGGGGCGCAGGCGATGGTCTCGCGCCTTCGCGCGCTCGCGCAGAGCACCCGCCGCGTGAGGGTGGGCATCCTCAGCGACTCGCCGAAGAAGGCGCGCGAGGGAGCCACGGGGAGGCTGTCGCTGCTCGAGGTGGCGGCGCTCCACGAGTTCGGCGCGCCCGAGGCGAACATTCCGCAGCGGTCGTTCATCCGCGCCACCATCGACGAGAAGCGCGCGGACATCGAGCGGCTGCAGTTCGCCGTCGCGAAGCGCGTGGCCCTGGGCGAGATCACCGAAGAGCAGGCGCTCAACGCCCTCGGCGCGAAGGTCGCCGGGTGGGTCAAGGCGCGCATCGCCGCGGGCATCGGCCCCGAGCTCGCGCCCGCGACCATCGCCAAGAAGAAGAGCTCGAAGCCCCTCATCGACACGGGGCAGCTTCGCAGCAGCATCACGCACGTCGTGGAGGGCTGACGGTGGACCTCGCCGACATCGAGCCCGGTCTCGCCGCCTGGGTCGCCGCGCGTACCGGCATCGCCGCTGCGGTCTGCACCTGGGAGAACGCCGTGCGCCCGCACTTCGTCTCCACCCGCGCCCTGCTCTCGTGGGTTTCGATGCCCTCGAAGGGCACGCCCGGCGTGGTGTGGGACTACGACGAGGCCGCGGGCGAGGTCGATGCGCTCACCGAGATGGTGCCCACCGTGATGGGTGACCGCCTGCTGGTGCTCCAGGTGGGCGTGGAGTCCATCGACCAGCGCCCCGGCTACAGCGCCTCCGTGCTCGCGCAACGCCTCTGCGACCGCGCCCACGCTCCGAGCTCCGACGTCGCGCTGGAGGCCCTCAACCTGGGTCTCGCCGACGTGGGGGCGCCGCAGCGCGCAGACTACGTGGCTGACGGCCGGATGATCAGCCGCGCCGTGGTTGAAATCCGCTTCAACGCGAGCTTCGCGCACATCGACACCGACGGCACCACGAGCTCCATCGAGAGCGTCGAGGTCAATGCCACGGTGACCGGATCCAACGGTTCCCCGCTCCCCAGCTCCGTCGACGGAGGAGGCACGTTCCATGGCCCTGAGTGACGTCGTTTCGCTTCTCATCTCCCGCCGCAACCCCACGGTGACGCAGCGCGGGTTTTCGACGCCGATGGTGCTCTCGCATCACACGCGCTTCAACGACCGCATGCGCAGCGTGGCGAGCGTCGCGGAGCTGGAGGCCCTCGGCTTTACCGCCGACGACCAGGCGCACAAGGACGTGAGCGCGATTTTCGCGCAGCCCCGGCCCCCGGCGACGGTGAAGATCGGGCGCCGCGCGCTCGCCTTCACGCAGACCCTGGTGCTCACCCCGACCGAGGCGAACGCCACGGAGTACGCCGTCGAGCTCGACGGGCTGGAGGCGACGTACACCAGCGGCAGCAGCGCCACGGCCGCCCAGGTCGCCACGGGCCTCGCCGCCGCGGCGAACGCCCTGGGCGACGCCGACGCCATCGTCGAGTCCATCGCCACGGCCGTCCCGGGCGCCGACCTCACGGGGGTCAGCCTCGACGGCGCGGTGGGCTACCGCACCATGAGCCCGTCGCGCCGCCTCGCGTTCGTGCTGTCGAACCACGCCGATTTTGACGCGGGCACGGCCACGGTGACGGGCAAGGACGTTGGCGGCAACACCATCACGGAGACCTTCACCATTCCAAACGGCGGCAACGCCACGGTGGTCGGCACCAAGCGCTTCGCGCGGGTGACGCGGGTGCAGTTCCCCGCCGCGAGCGGCACCGGCGGCTCGTGGACGCTCGGGACGCGCGCGCCGATGGCGGCCACGGTGACCGACACCACCAACGTCACCCTGACGGGCGTGGAGGGGCAGGTGACCCTCGTGGAGGTCACCGCGGGCGAGATATCCGTGGACGACACGACGAGCGACCCCGGCATCAGCACGGACTTCGCGGCGTGCGTCGCGGAGGACCCGGACTTTTACGGGGTGCTCGTCGACCACAACGGCCCCACCGAGGTGCTGGCGCTCGCGGCGACCATCGAGTCGCACGCCAACCGCTACCTGCTCATGGCCGTCGCCAGCGAGTCCGGGTGCTTCGACGGTGACTCCATCACCGATGTGCTCTACACGCTCAAGGACCTCCTGCGGTACCGCACCGCGGCCATCGTTCACCCGGTGTTCGGCGTCAGCGCCGCCGCGGCGTGGATGGGCAACGGCATCGCGTACACCGCGGGCACGGTCACCTGGGCGCTGCGCGAGGTCGTGGGCCTCCCGACGTACACGCTCACCAGCGAGCAGCGCACCGCGGTGCTGGCGAAGAACGGCACGCTGCTGGAGACCAACGCGGGCCGCACGCACACCGTGGGCGGCAAGGTGTCGGGCGGTGAGTGGGTGGACATCATCCACGGCATCGACCGCCTCCACGCCCGGATGAGCGAGCGCGTTTTCGGGGCGCTGCTGGCGGTGTCGCAGGACTCCAAGGCGCCCTTCACCGACGCGGGCATCCACATCGTGGACACCGAGATCCGCGGCCAGCTCCAGAACGAGGAGGCCATCGGCTTCCTCGATGCGGGGTGGAGCACCAGCGCGCCGCGCGCGAGCTCGTACACCGCCTCGCAGCGCCGGTCCCGCGTCGTTTCGGGCCTCACCTGGACCGCCGCCCCCACGGGCGCCATTCACGCCGTCGAGATCGCCGGCACCATCGGGAACTGAGGGAGACCACCATGGCCGGACGCCGAGAACACACCCGCTACGCCCTGCGCGACGTGCTCGCCTCGTGGGGCACCGTCGACCTCAACGTGAACGTCGGCGAGACCGAGTTCATCAGCGTGAAGCGCAAGACGCCCGCGCTGAGCTCGAAGGTCGGCGCCACGGGCGACGTCGTCGTGATCGAGAGCTACGACGACCGCGCCGACGTGACCGTGACCTGCGCGCAGAACAGCAGCCTGAACGCCAAGCTCCAGGCGATGTTCGACGCCCGCGCGATCGGGGCCTTCAACCTCCGGGACCTGAACGGCTCCGTGCGGGCCGAGGCCGCGGAGATGTGGATCACCGACCTGCCCGAGGTGAAGCGCGGCAAGGAGACCGTGGACCACGTGTGGACCTTCGAGTGCGCCGAGCTGGTGACCGAGATCGCGGGCGCCACGAGCATCACCGCGCAGCAGGGGGCGTGATCCGTGGAGATGCGCGAGGCTGAGGTCATCGACATCGAGGGGTTCACCTACGAGGTGCGCCCGCTCCCCACCACGCAGGGCCTGCGGCTCATGCACACGCTCGCGCAGGTCATGGGCGCCGGGGTGTCCGTGGTCATGGAGGGGCCGCAGGGCATCGCGAAGATGATTCCCGAGATGATCGAACGCATCACCCCCGAGAAGCTCACCGAGGTCTGCGCCATGCTGGGCGCGCGGACCTCGGTGCGCATCGGCGACAAGAAGCCCGCGCTCACCGGCGAGGTCTTCGAGGCGCACTTCGCGGGGCGCTACCACGTCCTGGCGCAGTGGCTGCGGTTCTCGCTCGAGGTGAACTTCGGCCCTTTGGGCGCATGGCTTCGCACCGTGACGCCCTCCGTCGAGGCGCCGCCGACGAAGCCCAGCGCGTAGAAATCCACCTCCCGAACGAGGTGCCTTGGATGGTCCACCGCATCGCGACGAGCAGGCGCTACAGCGACCCCCTGCACACGATCATGACGCGGTGGAGCCTCGTCGACGTGTTTGAGGCGAACCTCGTGCTCGATGCGCTCGAAGACGCTGAAGAGCGGGCCCGCGCGCTCGCGGAGGACTCATGAGCAGCGACGCGCTCCGACAGGTGTTCGCGGAGTTCGGCATCACCGTCGATGACGCGAAGCTCGACGCGATGGCGAAGAAGGTGGAGGTCAGCGCGAAGGCCGTGCGGTCGTTCCCGACCCTCAACGGCTCGGTGGACCTCGACGCCGTCGACAAGGGCACGAAGAACCTGCAGGACCGCCTCTCCGCGGTGAAGGTCGGCTTCGAGCAGTCCTTCGGGCAGAAGACCCAGGCCCACCTCACGCGCCTCGTGCCGGGCTTCGAGCGCGTGGCCGACGCCCTGGGGCTCGACGCCTCAAAGGCCGCGGAGTTCGGCCGCATCTTCATGCGGGTGAGCACCGGTGTGGTTGCGGGGCTTGCAGCAATGGTCGTTGGCGCGGTCGCGTTCGCCAACGCCTTCGAGGCCGACGCCGCGGCGCTGCGGCAGACCGCGCGCGACGCCAACACCACGACGGCGCAACTCCAGCAGCTCACCTACGCGGGCGAGCAGGCGGGGGTCAGCGCTGACACCATGCGCAGCGCGGTCGCCGGGCTCTCGCAAGGGCTCTTTCAGGCCGCGCGGGGCATCGGCGGGCCCATCAGCGCGTTCCACCGTCTCGGGATCCGGGTGCGCGACGCCCGGGGCCAGGTGCGCGACACCTCGGCGGTCATGGATGACCTCGCCCGGGTGCTCCCGCGGGTGCAGAACCCCATGCGGCGGCTGCAGATCGCCCAGGAGCTGTTCGGGTCGAGCGCGCGCGACATGCTCGCGGTGCTGCACTCTGGCGAGGGCGGGCTCGCGGCCTACCGCGCCGAGCTGGAGGCCCTGGGCGGCGGGGTGACCCAGGAAGCCATCGAGGCGTCGCGGCGCTTCGGGCAGGCCCAGGTGCGTCTCCGCTACGCCTTCGACGGAGTGCGCTCGAACATCATGGTCGCTGTCGCCCCGGCGGTGACGTGGCTCACCGACAAGATCGCGCGGGTAGAAGGCTTCATCGCCCGCACCACCCGCAACTCCAACCTCTTCCGCGTCGCCCTGGGCACGCTCGGAACTGTGGGCGCCGCCGCCGGCGTGGCGCTCCTCGTGGCGTGGGCCCCGGTGCTCCTCCCGCTGGCGAAGGCGGGCCTCGTGGTCGCCGGGCTCGCGCTCGCCTTCGACGACCTCTCGGTGTTCATCCAGGGCGGTGACAGCGTCCTGGGTACCTTCCTCGACCGCATGGGGGGCGTCGGCACCGCGGCCTCCACCGCGCGAGGCCTGCGCGACGCATGGGCGGGCGTGGGCGAGGCGATCCGCGACTCAGGCACCGCCGTGGGCGAGGTGCGGGGCGTCTACACTGAGGTCGGGAACTTCGTGCAGCCCTGGCTGCAGCGCATCGGCGCGTTCCACGTCGAGGTGTTCCGCACGGCCTTCGGGGGCGTGGAGTCGAGCTTCGGGGAGGTGTGGAACCGCATCCGCGCGAAGGCCCTGGAGATGTTCGACGCCGTCTCTCGCCGCGCCGCAGCCCTCGCCCGCGCGATGGGCCTTGACGAGATCGCCGGGCGTCTTGCGGGCACCATCGAGAGTGCCGACGATCCGCGGCGCAACACCGCCACCGGGCGCCTCGGGCAGCTCGCGGGAGACCTCTCCCCGGCCGCGCTCCCGGCCCTCCTGGGCGAGTGGCGCAACCTCCTGACCTCTCGGCCCGCCGCCACGATCCCGGCGCCTGCAGCCGGCGGGCGCGGGGCAGGACGCGAGCGTCCCAACCGCACGACCACGAACACCTTTCACGCCCACGGTCCTGATGCGCGGGCCGTGTCGGACGAGCTCATGCGCAGGATGCGCGAAGAGGAGCGACGCCAGCGCGACGAAGACCACCCCCTCACCGCGGAGGATGGATGAAGCTCTTGGAGTACACTTCGGGCGACGGGTACGCGGCGCTGGAGTTCGACGCGGTCGAAGAAGAGGGCTACGAGTTCGCCGCTGAGACCACCGAGCACGCGGTCGAGGAGGGTGCGCCCATCGTCGATCACGCACGTCGGGTCAGCGACACGGTCACGCTGCGCGCGTGGATTTCGAACCGCCCGCTGTTTCTGCCGCGCGGTGCGACCAGCGGCGTCACGGTCGACACGGCGCCCCGCACCTTCGGCGTCGCGGGCCGCACCTTCCAGGCCACGACCCTCGCCCCGAGCGGGCCCTACGACCGCGTCGGCGAGGCGCACGCGCTGCTGGAGGCCCTCGTCGGCAACGGGCTCTGCCGCTACACCGGCTCGCTGGAGACCACGACCGACGACGTCATCGTCACGCGTTACACGACGAAGCGCACCGCGGAGGTGGGCGGTGCGCTCGAGGTGAACCTCGACCTCAAGCGGATCCGTTTCGCCTCGACCGACCGCCAGGCCGTGGAGCCCCGCCAGCGCCGCGCACTCCCGGCCGAAGAGCGCGGTGCGCAGCCCGCCCGGCTGCAGTCCGCGGCGTACGTAGCCGGGCGCGAGACGGCGGCAGCGGTGCGTGAAACGGCACGAGAGATGGGGTTCGGGTCGTGAGCATCTACGCTGTGCCATGCACCCCGAACGGGCAGACCCGCTGGCGTCAGGTCACCGACCTCGGCGGGCGAGACTACCTGCTTACGTTCACGTGGAACGGCCGCATCGGGCGGTGGTTCCTCGACGTCGCGACCGAGAGCGGCGACGTGATCCGCGAAGGCGCGCCCCTCGCGCCGGGCTTCCCGGTGCTCCGCGGCGTACGCGACGACGCCCGGCCCGAAGGCGAGCTCTACCTCGCCGACACGCAGGAAGCCTCGGGCCTCGACGATCCGAGCTTCACCAGCCTCGGCGCGCGCCACCTCCTGCTCTACCTCGACGGGGAGGACCTCCCGTGAGGCTCTTCGGCCGTCGGTGGCGGGTGCAGGTCGGCGAGCTGGTGTCGAGGTCGCTCGACATCAAATTCAAGGTCACACGCCAGCACGCCACGCGCCCCGGGACCGCAGAGGTGTCGCTCTACAACCTCACGCCCGCGCACCGCTCCGAGATCCTCAAGAGCCCCCGCGCGCGACACTGGTTGCTCAACGCCCCGGGCCAGCCCGACACGCCGGGCCAGCCGGGCACCGTCGTGGAGATCGCCGCGGGCTACGGCAGCGACGCGCCGACGATCTTCCGCGGCACGCTGCGCCGAGTCACCGAGGCGCGCGAGGGCAACGATTGGATCACCACCGTCACCGCGGGAGACGGCGCCTACGCGATCCGCAGCGCGCGGGTGCGCAGGTCGTTCGCCGCCGACACGCAGCTTGGGACCGTGATCCGCGCCCTCGCCGACGCGATGGAGGTGGGCTACGGAAACCTCGACGAGGTGCTCCCCAGTGCGCAGTTCGAGCGCGTGGGCGCGCTCTTCCCCGAGGGCACGGTGCTCCACGGCAACGCCGCCGACGAGCTCACCGGGCTCTGCCGCAGCGCGGGCCTGGAGTGGTCCGTGCAGGATGGTCACCTCCTAGTGCTCCAGCGCGGCGCCGCGATCCGGCGGCAGTCGGTGCTGCTCTCGCCTGACACGGGCCTCGTCGGGAGCCCTGAGCGCAACGGCCGGCGCCGCGCGAAGGCGAAGGCGCTGCTCATCCCCGACCTCGTGCCGGGGCGCATCGTCGACCTGCGCAGCGAGATCGTGGCCGGGGAGTTCCGCATCCTGCACGCGGAGTACACTGGCGACACACGCGGCGGCGATTGGTACGCCGCGCTGGACATGGTGCGGTTCGAGAAGGTGCAGACCCCGCTGCTGAGGCCCGCATGACCTCCTGGTCCCGCGACATCCCACCGTCGTCCGAGGAGCTCACCCGCGCGTGGATCGAGCGCTACCTCGGCGACCTGCACGTGGCCCTCCCGGGGCGCGTGGTGAGCTACGACGAAGAAACGCAGACCGCCGACGTGCTCCCGCTGGTGCGGCACCCCTCGCCGCAGCCCGACGGGTCGACCGCCCAGGAAGACCTCCCGGTGATCCCCTCGGTGCCGGTGCTCTGGCCTCGCGGCGGCGGGTGCTTCGTGGCCCTTCCGCTGGAGCCCGGCGACGGGGTGCAGCTGCTGGTGAACAGCGCCGCCATCGGACACTGGAGGGCCGGGCAGGGCGAGGTCACCGACCCGGGAGACCTGCGCCGGCACCACCTTTCGCACGCGGTGGCGATCCCAGGGCTCGCGACGCGCGCCGGGGCGCTGCGGCACGCGCCGAACCCCGCCGCGGGGTTGGTGTTCGGGCAGGACGAGGACGGCGGCACGCGCGTGTCCATCGACCGCGACGGCACCCTGGTGATCACCCGCGCCACCACCGAGCTGCTGCGCGTCGCGACCAACGGCGAGGTCACCCTCGGCGGGACGGCGGGTGCGCAGTTCGTGGCCCTCGCGAACCTCGTGGACGCGCGGCTCTCGGCCATCGTCGCCGCGTTCAACGCGCACAAGCACACCGAAACCGGCACAACGACTGCGACGCCCACGACTCCGATGGCCTCCCAGGCGAGCGTCGCGGCGACGAAGAGCAAGAGTCGGTAGGGCCCTTCCGCGGGTAGCGGCTTGGACGATACGTCTACCCGGCCATGCCGATTGAACAGTTGAATGCGCGGGTCGTCCTGGGGCACGTGAAGTCGCAAGGCGTCACGCTGCAGCTTTCGCTACACATCAAGCCCGACCGACCAGCAACCCTGGAGGTGTTCATGACCGACGAGAACTCCAGACGCACCGGGGAAATGCTGGTGCTCGGGTACACGGGCGCGCACGAGCTCAAGGAGTTGATCGACCACGCGTCGGCGGTCGTGGGTCGGATGGCCTACTCGGGGCAGATCGCAGGGTTGGCCCGGGACCGCTGACTCAGCCCGGCACGCATGCACCCGCGCGGCACACCGTGTTGGTGTCGCACGACGTCCCGCAGGCGCCGCAGTTCGCCCGCTCCGTCTGCAGGTCGTGGCACGTGCCGTCGGAATCGGGCGTTGCCCTGCAACGTGACCGCCCGAGCCCGCACGGGTCCTTGCACCGCCCGAGCTCGCAGACCTGCCCCGTCCCGCACCGCACGCCGCACCGGCCGCAGTTCATCGCGTCGCCGTAGGTGTCCACCTCGCAGCCGTTGGGGGCCTCGCGGTCGCAGTCCGTGAAGCCCACGCGGCAGACGAAGCGGCACGCCCCCGCGGCGCAGTCCGTGGCGGCGTTCGCGCGTGGGGGGCACGACGCGCCGCACGCGCCGCAGTTCGCCGGGTCGGCCAGGGTGTTCGCATCGCAGACTGCGACGGCATCCACCGCCGCGGGCCGATCCTCGGCGGTCACCACGTCCAGCGCGGGCACGTCGGCGACTGCAACAACGTCCGCTCCCGACGTCGCGTCGGCGCCTGGCGTGACCGATGTGTCGCCTCCTGGCGTGACCGACGTGTCGCCGCCGGCGTCGACCCCGCACGCACACGCGCTGTAGCTCGACCCGTCCGCCGCGCAGACCTGGGCGCCGGTCCCGACCCCGGGACAGACGCACGCCACCGAGGCGCCGGGGGTGCAGCGGGTGGGCGCGGGCGCGCTCGAGCACGCGACGACGAGAGCGAGGAGCAGGGCGAGGAGCAGGGCGAGGGCGGCGAGAGGGAAGCTCTTCATGCGGTGACCATACGTCGGCCGCGCCCTGCTCGTCCCGGTCAGTGTCGCACCCTGGGCTAGCCCCCTGCGCGGGTCGGCACGCACGCTGGGCCGCGTGCGTGACATCGCCCTCGACGAATCAACCGGAGACCTCGGCTGGCGACGCAGCTCTTCGGGCCTGCGTCAGCTCTCGCTGACCGCGCCCGGCGCGCCCGCGTCGCGGCAGAAGCTCTGCCTGCGCCTGGGCCTCGGGCAGGGCGAGTACGTGCTCGACGCGCGCAAGGGAATCCCCTACTTCCAGCAGATCTTCGTGAAGGCCACGGGGCGGCGGCTGGCTGAGTCCATCTTCCGCCGGGCCATCACGACGTGCCCCGGGGTCGCCACGCTGGAGAGCTTCCGCCTCGCGGTGGGCGCCGACCGCACCGCGCGCCTCTCGTTCATCGCGCGCACCGTGGGCGACGCGACGCCCATCGTCGTCAACGACTTCATCCCGGCGGGGGTCTGACGTGGCTGGCCTGACCCCGACGGGGTTCACCCCGCGCACCGTCGACGAGCTCCGGGTGATCCTCGAAGAGCGGATCCGCGCTCGCCTCGGTGCGGACGTCGACACGAGCGCCGAGAGCCTCGTGGGCAACGTGATCGCCGTGTGCGCCACGATGTACGGCGAGCTCTGGGAGGGTCTCGCCGCCGTCTACGCCGCGCGCGACCCGCGGGGCACGACCGGCGCGCCGCTGGAAGCCCTGTGCGCGCTCTCGCCGGGCATCACCCGGGACGGCGCCACGAAGGGCACGGTCACCCTGCGGCTCAACGTCGCCGCCGCGACGACCATCCCTGCAGGCGTGGTGGCGAGCGTCGACGGGGAGCCCTCCAACCGCTGGGTCACCACCGAGGCCGCGGTGAACGCCGGGGGTACGGCCGCCAACGTGGACGTCGACGCCGAGGCTGAGCTCGCCGGGCGGTACCTCGCGCCGTCGGGGACCATCACCGTCATCGCGACGCCCACCACGGGGTGGAACTCCGTCACGAACCCCGAAGACGCCGCAGAGGGCCAGGACATCGAGAGCTATCCTGCGCTGCGCGTGCGTCGCGAGAAGCGCCTGCAGCGCGCCGGGTCGTCGCCGCTGAACGCCATCGCCGCCCAGGTGGCCGAGGTCACCGGCGTGACCGACTGCCTCGCGTGGGAGAACGTCACGAGCTACGTCGACGCCGACGGGCGCCCACCCGGGAGCGTGGAGGTCATGGTGCTCGGGGGCGCCGACGCCGCCATCGCCGCAGCGATCCTCGCCGCAAAGGCCGGGGGCATTCGCACGCACGGCACCGACAGCGAGACGGTCACCGACGCGAACGGACAGAGCCGCGAGATCAGGTTCAGCCGCCCCGACGACGTCGACGTGTACGCCACGCTGGTCGTCACCACGGACCCCGACACCTACGCGGGCGACGCCGCCGTCGAAGATGCCGTGCTCGCGCTCAGCTACGGCATCGGCGAGACGGTGCGCATCTCCGACCTCGTCGTGGCCGTGCGCGAGGTGACCGGTGTGCGCGATGTGACGGTGCGCCTCGGCGAGACCAGCATCACGCAGACCAACGCGAACCTGCCCGTGGGGCCCCGCGAGCGTGCGGTGCTCGACTCGTCGCGCGTCACCGTGGAGTCGACCTGATGGCCGAGGTCACCGTCGCCACGGAGCTCGCGCCCATCGCCGACGTGCCCGCCGAGGGCGTGGCGCTGCTCCCGTCGCGCCTGCGCCGCGACGACATCGAGGCGCTGGTGTCGGCGCTGCTCGACCCCGCCCAGGACATCGAAGACGAGATCAACGGGCTGCACGGCCTCGGGCTCGATGCGGAGGGCCACGCGCTCACGCAGGAGGGGAGCCTTGCGGGCCTCCTGCGGCTCGACTCCGCGCAGATCAGCGATGCGCAGTACCGCCTCGCGCTGCGAGGGTGGATCCGCGCGCAGCGCTCGAACGGCACGCTGGTCGACTTCGACGAGGTGCTGGCCTTCGTGCTCGACGGCGGCGCCTACACGCTCACCGAGGGCGACCGCTCGGTGCTCATCGAGCCCGACGCGCCCATCGCGATCCCCGACGCCTTCGCCGCGAAGATCCTGCGGGCGACGCGCGCGGGCGGCCTCGGCGCGCAGATGAAGACCCCGCGCACGGGTGGGTTTCGCCTCGGGAGCTCGCACGAAGACGTCACGGTCGATGCGGCGCACGGCCTCGGGGACACGGCACAGACGCAGGGCGGCGTGCTCTGCGGGGTGGTGGAGTAATGGGACGGCGACCGAATCGACTCCTGCGCTGGGCTCACGGCACCAGCGCAACCCTCGTGGAGCCCAGCAGCTCGAAGGCCGAAGCGGGCTACGAGACCGAGGAGGAGGTGCCGGCCGGGTGGTTCAACACGCACCTTCACCTCGCGGGCGCGTGGGTGGGCTTCCTGCGGGGGCCGCACCTGGGCAACTGGTCTCGCGCTGCGCATGCTGCGCTGACGGCCTTCGACGCCGACGAGGTGCACGGCATCGGCGCGGACACCGTCACCACCGACACGGCCGCGCCGCGCAGGCGCTACGCCATCGTGGGTGAGGTCAGCGGGTCGCCTGCGCTGCGCGTGTCTCGGCGCGGCCTCGGCGCGGGCTGGGTCGCACGCGCGCTCCCGTCGATGACGGGCGAGGTCCGCGGCATCGCTTTCGTGGGGCGCTGGCTGGTCTGGAGCGAAACCGCCGCCGAGCTCTGGAGCACCTACGCCGACGACGGCACGAACAACAGCGCGATCGGCACCAGCAACAGCGGCTATTGGTCGGCGGTCACCGCCACCGGGCTCACGATCTGCAACGCCGCGTGGTGCGGCGGGCTGTCGGGGCGCGCTGCGGGCGCGCGGCACGCGGTGGTGTTCGCGGACTCCTCCACGTCGGTCGTGTCGCTGCTGGTGAGCGTCGACAGCGCCGCGAGCTGGGCCTCGTACACCGTGGCGTGGGGCGGCAGCGTCTACACCACCGACGGCACCTATGACGCGACGCGCGACCGCTTCGTCGCGGTGAGCGGCAGCGGCGGCACGGCGGCATCGCCCGTCGGCTCGCCCACGGGGACGTGGACCGTCCAGAGCGGTCCCAGCGGCGTCGGGTCGTCGTCGCTGTGGAAGATCCGAGCTGGCGGCGGGACGTGGCTCACCTGGGTTACGCACGACCTCAGCGGGAGCGCGCTCACCGCCGCCAACCGCTACGCCGCGCGTAGCACCGATGCGGGCGCGACGTGGACCGACATCCGCGACGAACTCCCGCGCGACCCCAGCGCGAGCTCGCACATGGTCGCGCCGACCGACATCACCTACGCGGACGGCGTGTGGCTGATGACCGTCGCCGACGCGCCCTACCTCTACGCCTCGCACGACAACGGCGACACCTGGGAGCGCGTGGCGCTGCCGGTGGGCGAGGAGTCGACCTGGGCGCTCGCGCGGGTGATCTACGCCGACGGGCAGGCGCTCGCCACGGGCGTGGACTTCTGCGTCGCCTCGGGCCGCGCGATGGCCACCGAGGACACGACGCTCGTGCCCGACACGACGCCGTCCGTCCTCTCCGACGCCTACCGCCTCCGCGGGCGCACCATCGCCACCACCGCGCCGACCAACGGGCAGACGCTGGCGTGGAACAACTCCACCTCGCAGTGGGAGCCCGCCACCGCCGCATCGTC